TCCTTATTGTGTCTTCGCCTATACCTAATATAAGAAAGATACAAAGTGTCTTAGAACACGTTGTAAAGAAGAATAGAAGCCTGCTGATCGTCGCTGACGTTGAGCAACAACCTTACCAAACGTTATTAGCTAACAAGGTAAAAGGCAATATCAAGGTAAACATAGTGGACTTACCTGGGTTTGGGCCAACTAAGCAGGAAGCAATAGAAGACTTAGCAATATTAACTGGGGCTACAGTCATTAATGAAGAGCTTGGCGATGATTTGGATCTGATCAATCCCGAAGTGTTAGGAGAAGCGGTAAAATCCGTTACCTCTTCAAAGAACACTGTGATGCAGGTAGAGACCGACCATGAGCAGCTTCTCGAGCGTATTGAAAATGTACGTGAAAGAATCGGTTCTGAAACAAACCCTTACTTTAGGGGTAAGCTCGAAGAGCGTTTATCAATGTTAACCGGTAAGGTTGGACTGATTTATGTAGGAGCTGACTCACAGGTCGAGCTCAAAGAAAAGAAAGACCGCGTAGAAGATGCCATCTATGCAACGCAAGCCGCATTAAAAGAAGGTATCGTCGCTGGCGGGGGTGCGGCACTATTACACGCATCACAAAAAATTAAGAGCAAAAATGTTGGATATGCTGCTCTTCTTAGAGCTCTGCGCGCTCCATTTTTTACCATTCTTGAAAACGCAAATATTGTGTTGGACGAAGAAATTACACGCAAAGGTTTTGGTATTGATGCAACAAGCGGTAAAAAAGTAAATATGGTTAAGGCTGGTATCATTGATCCAGTACTTGTAACTAAAACCGCACTGAAGAATGCAGTCAGTGTAGCAACAACGATTATTTCTGCAGATTGTGTAATCTCTAATATGAGAATGGATGAAAGCGGTAAATAATTATATTATAATTAAGAAAATCAAGGAGGCAGCTAAAACAGTTGCCGGCCTTGAATTAACTGAAAAGCAAAACAGCGACGTTAGGTATCTAAAGGCTGAAGTCGTTAGCTGTGGACCATTAGTGATTGGTGTTGAAAATGGAAACACTATTAGATACGATAAACACGCTGGTCATGGTATTGAATGGAATGATGAGTTGTTCCATGTTATTACCGTAGGTGATGTTGTTATTGTAGAATGAGACTAACACCCGCGGATTTACGCGAAATGAATTTGTTTAAGTATTACAGGCTCGTTAGGAAGTGGGCTTGTAAGACTTACGATATATTAGATGCTGACCTAGAGCTACTGATATATCTAGATTGCAAAGAGCGATTTACGCGTAATGATTTTATAGAAGGAACTTACACCTATGCATGGGATAAAAACCGCTGGGAAAGACTTCGAAATGATGGCTGGATTGACGTATGGCGTCATCGTAATAGGACTACAATCAAATACAGTGTTTTCACAACGTCACCCAAAGCGAAGCGCTTGATTACACGAATGTATCGAGTTATGCTTGGGGAAGAAGATTTGCCAATCGGTAGATCAAGCAAATTTTACAAGAACAAGAGTTATACTGATAAAGTCTATAATAAAGCTATAGACGACATGATTAAAGACAAAGAACGATGAAGAATCACTTACAGCCTATTACAAAGCGTGCAGTTACTGATTACGGTAAAGCACCTGCAAATCAAGAAGTTACATTAGATGCAGCTGGTAAAAAGCGTGCTAACTTTACTAATGCAGCAAGCTGCGGTTGCACAGGAAAGTGTAATTGCTAATGCCTTTTAAGCTTAAGGATAAGAGTACCCTGTTCGGTTACGATGAGCAAACCTCAACATTTGATACGCCTGTATTTGAAAAAGATTTAGGTGGCCAAGTGATGGCGGAAGCTAATCGTGACGGAACTATTTTTATTAATAAGGGTTTGTCAGCTAAGCAAAAAAAAGGGGCGGTTGCGCACGAAAAGATTCACTTAGATCAAATGCATCAGAATAGATTAGACTATACTGATGATAGTGTAATTTGGAAAAAAGATACACGCTCGCCTGCAAGAGTTTATAAAAGAGACGATATGCAAGAGGGCGCTAAAGAGCTTGAGTGGGAAACTGAAGCATATAAAAACAGTTAGGTATGGGGTTTAAAATGAAAAAAGATTTATGGGGGTTGTACAATTCGGCAGAATCGGCTACTCGACAAGGAAATTCTTCCGCGACCCCCATTACCCAAAAATCATCTCCGTTTAAGATGAACGCAGCACTTGTTGAAGGTGCTGGTATGGTTGGAATGAGTGCAGGCTTTAATAACGTAGCTGAAGCAATTGAAAAACCTTCTTTATCAGAAAAACAACAAACTGTATATAAAGAGCCAGCTAAAGTGCCACCTCCGCCGCTTGATGAGGGTAAGGCAGCTGATTTAGAAGAAGACACTGATTTACAAGAAGAAACGGAAGCCATAGAGGAATCTGAAGAATTTTACGACAACTTTGAACTAGAAGTATAATGAGACGACCAATTACACAAAAAGCAAAATCACCATTAAAGCAAACTAACCCTGTTCTGGAAAAGTCTGAAACTTCCACGAGCGCGGGAGAAGACATTGTTACTGAAGTAGACAATAGTGAAGTTCCCCCTGAAGCTCAAGGTGGATATCCACTAGCAACCGACACAGAAGGCTATTTAGCTGGATTAAAAAAACGGTTTCCAAACGCTACAGGTCAATACTTAGTTGATAAAAAATACATTACCAGTAATTATGCTGATAGATTCCCGTCTGCGTCTGACTTTAAGGAAAAAAAGGTTACACCCGGTAAACCAATAACCGAAACAAAAACGAACTACTTTACCCCACAAACTCGTGATGAAACCACAGCAATAACGCCGTGGGAAAATCGTTTCAATATGCGTACTAGCCGCCAAAGCGAGCGTTTTGCACGTAATGAAGCTAAACGCGATTTACGCAGAAATGCAAAAGAAGCAGCGCGCGATACACGCCAAGATGGTGGAAGTTTCTTAGAAGGGCGTAAAGCTCGTCGTGATATTATGACCGGCAAGTCTTTTCAAAATGGCATGCAGGAAAACTTATACAATGCTTCTAGAGGGCTAAATGCTGATCAGAACAGAGTGTTTAGTACAGACGCACAACAAAGTCAATTTGAGCAAGCGGGAATGCGTGGTGAAAAAGTGCTGGGGACGCGTCGAGACATGGACATGTACGATTATGGCACAGCAACAGGTTCAACCACAGTAAAAACGCTGCAGGGTTATGATCCTGATTACAAGGTAAAATTAGGCTCTAACGAAAAAGTAACTACTACAGGAGGTGATGCTAAATCAGCAAATGCGGGTGCGCCTACAACTAATAAAGTTAACGGTACTGGTGCATCAAGCAAAGCTGCAATGCGCCCAAGCGTAGGTTTAAATGCAGAGTTTAAAGGGGCATCGGTTCCTAGTGTTGATTTAGTAGCTACTAAAAAAGCTAGACAAGTAGCTCAAGCGGATGCTACAATGCCCGACGCTGTAGCTGTTACCCCTAAAGAAACTAACTCAAAGCCACGTAAAACTCGCGCCCCTAAAGGCGAAAAAGAACTATCAAAGCGACAAATACGTCGTCAAGAAAGAAAAGAAAACACTGTAGTATCTACAGATAAGCTAGGTTCTAAGTCTGCTTCAATTCCAACTCCGGAGTTAAAAGGCGCAAGTAAATTAGCTCCAATATCGGCACCCAAGCCTTCTGCAGGTAGTAACTTTGCAGGTACGGGAATGAGTAAATCAGAGCTAGGCGATTTGTCGGAAGCATTAACTGATCGAAAAAATGCCGGTGTGCGTGAAGCTAATAAATTTACAGCTGGTTCAATTCAAGCGAATACGGGGACGGCTGACAGATCTTCTTATAATAGAACAAGTCCTGGGCTTTCAGATGGAACGCCAACAAGAAAAGATTCAGACCGTTCTGTTATTAGCGCCGCACAAATGCGCTATGAAAGCAATGTTGGTGTTAAGAAGTCTACTCCAATGAAAAAAGGATACTTTAAAGGTAAGTAACATGGCATACGTACAAAACAATTCGCCTTTTAAAGCTAAAGGTGATGCACCTTCTCGTAAAAAGTCTAAAGGATACTACAACAAAGCTAATAAAACCGGTACCGGTGCTGCTGCTGGAGGTGGTATGACAAAAAAAGGTGTAGAAAAGTATAAAAAAGACAATCCAGGTAGTAAATTGCAGACAGCGGTAACTACTCCGCCTTCGGAATTGAAGCCTGGTAGTAAAGCCGCAAAGCGTCGCAAAGCATTTTGTGCACGCTCTAAAAGTTGGACAAGTGAACGTGGTAGAGCAGCACGCCGTAGATGGAACTGCTAATTTTAAAATAAAACAATTAAATTAAATCAAATGGGAAAGAAGAAAGAAGCGGTTGCTAAAGCAATCACAGCAGACGAGCTAACTGAAGTACAAAAGTACGTTAATGCCCTACAGCAAATTCAAATGCAGATCGGTGGAACTGAAATGCAGAAAGCTGAGCTTATGGATAACGTTAAGGCATTACGTACAAAGCTAGCTGAAGTACAAGCTGAGCTAGAAAAAACTTATGGAGACGTAAGTATCAACTTACAAGATGGAGCTATCACTCCTAACGATGCAGATAATAAGGAAGATTAGTATCGGCAAGGACTATAAAAATGACGCCATGCACTATTCTGTTGGACAGGAAGTGTATGGCGGTCATACTATAGTTAACATATTAGAAGAGGAATCTAAGTACTCTATCTATATTCAAAAAGGAGATTTGGTTATGCCGTGGAAAGACTTTAATAAGAACATGGCAGTATCTATCGAATATGATCTTAAGTGGTGATGCAAAGCATATACAACTTTATTATATCTCCGTATGCCAAAAGAACGACATCGGAAAAAGAAATAAATGGTGTAACTCTGTTACTTAATACAGAATTGCAAAACCATCTTTATACCAGCAGACACGGCGTTGTCAAAGCTGTACCCAAAATAAATGATTTAGGCTTACAACCTGGTGATGAAGTTATTGTTCACCATAATGTATTCAGAAGATTTAGAGATGTGCGCGGTGCTGAAAAGAACAGCCGCTCGTATTATGAAGAAGACAAGTACTTTGTATACCCTGATCAGATCTATGCATTCAAACGTAACGATGAATGGAAACCTGTGAAGGGTTTTATATTTGTTAAGCCTATGTTAGATGAAAGAATGTTTTCCGAACATAACGAAATGCCTTTAGTAGGTAAAGTGAAATATGCTTACGAAGGTTTTGAAGACGGAGAGCTTATAGGTTTTACACCTGGTACAGAATACGAATTTAATATTGAGGGAGAGAAGGTTTACCGAGTTCCCCAGAATCGAATCACAATCAAGTATGGACACCAAACAAGCGAAAAGGAATATAATCCTAGCTGGTCGCAAAGCAGTTGAGGAGCTTATAAAAGTTGCGCAAGAAAAAATCATTACCAATACGGAAGATGATGTTTCTGCTGACCGCTTAAAAAATGCCGCTGCTACTAAGAAGCTGGCAATCTTTGACGCGTTTGAAATTCTTACTCGCATAGAAGAGGAAGAAAGAATACTTGAGAACAAACCGAAAGAGGAAAAAGAAAAGAAAACATTCTCAGGGTTTGCTGAAAAAAGATCTAGATAATGTACGAACAAAATCTAGTAAAAGAATCCGAGCACGTAAAGCTCACTACAATCAGCAGGCTTAATAGATCCAAGTCTTGGAAATACGGCTATAACAAAGAACACGATATAGTTGTTATCAGCAAGAGTGGGCAGATAGGGCAAATACTAGAGATTCAAAACTTATGTATAGCATTGCCGCCGGAACCTAAAGGGTTAAAGAAAGGTGCAAACAAGTGGACGGTTTCAGACTATCCTAAGGAGCTTAAAAATATTAAAAGCATATTCGACTGGCAAACCTATCCAGATGAGTTTAAAAGCAATTGGGAGGGATATATTGATGAAGAATTCAACCGGCGTGACAACGGTTATTGGTTTTATAACAAAGGGATTCCTACTTACATTACTGGGACTCATTACATGTACTTGCAGTGGAGTAAGATCGATGTTGGACACCCCGATTACAGAGAAGCAAATAGACTCTTCTATATATTTTGGGAAGCCTGTAAGGCAGATACCCGAAGCTATGGAATGTGCTATCTTAAAAACAGACGGAGTGGATTTTCGTTTATGGCCTCTGGAGAAACAGTTAACCTTGCTACCATTTCAAGTGATGCAAGATTCGGTATATTATCAAAAACCGGTTCGGATGCAAAGAAAATGTTTACCGATAAGGTTGTACCCATATCCGTTAACTACCCGTTTTTCTTCAAACCTATACAAGATGGTATGGATCGACCGAAAACTGAACTGGCGTATAGGGTTCCTGCTTCTAAGCTAACCCGTAAATCAATTCAGGCAAAAGAAAAGCAAATAGAGCTTGAGGGTCTTGATACGACTATTGACTGGAAAAATACAGGAGATAACTCTTATGATGGTGAGAAGCTAAAGCTTTTAGTGCATGATGAAAGTGGTAAATGGGAAAGGCCTGATAACATATTAAATAACTGGCGTGTTACAAAAACTACGCTTCGTTTGGGTGCTAGAATTATAGGTAAATGTTTAATGGGCTCAACATCAAATTCATTAGAAAAAGGTGGTGAAAACTTTAAGAAATTATATACGGATTCTGACGTATCTAAAAGAAACTCGAATGGCCAAACAAAATCGGGATTATACTCGCTCTTTATACCAATGGAGTGGAACTATGAAGGATTTATTGATCAGTACGGGCAGCCGGTTTTTAATACACCTGAAGAAGAAGTATTAGACCCATTTGGGGACACTATAGAACAGGGTGTTATAAATTACTGGGAAAACGAAGTTGAAGGTCTTAAACAAGACCAGGACGCTTTAAATGAATATTACCGTCAGTTTCCGCGTACAGAAGAACACGCTTTTAGAGATGAAACAAAGAATAGCTTGTTTAATCTTGCAAAAATATACGAACAGATTGATTATAATGAGGATCTGCGTAATACTAATGTTGTAACCACTGGCAATTTTCAGTGGATTAACGGTATAAAAGATACAAAAGTTGTGTTTATGCCAACGCCGCAGGGAAGATTTAAAGTATCCTGGATACCAGGTGCTAGTCTTCAGAATAGGCAAATTACAAAGAATGGTGTTAAATACCCGGGTAATGAGCACGTCGGCGCATTTGGTTGCGATAGCTACGACATATCGGGAACTACCGATGGTAAGGGTTCAAAAGGAGCTTTACACGGACTCACTAAATTCACTATGGAAGATGCACCGCCAAGTACATTCTTCCTTGAGTATATAGCTAGACCACAAACCGCTGAGATATTTTTTGAAGATATATTAATGGCATGCGTATTTTATGGTATGCCTATACTAGCAGAGAATAACAAACCTAGGTTGCTTTATCATTTTAAGCGTCGTGGTTACAGAGGATACTCTATGAACCGTCCGGATAGACTTTGGAACAAGCTGTCAGTAACGGAAAAAGAAATAGGTGGTGTACCTAACTCGAGTGAGGACATGAAACAAGCGCACGCCGCAGCGATTGAAATGTACGTAGATAGGTACGTAGGTTTAATGGAAGATGGGCAATACGGAAGCATGTACTTTAACGAAACACTTAATGACTGGTCTAAGTTTGATATAAATAAACGTACTAAGTACGATGCTGCGATAAGCTCAGGCTTAGCGATTATGGCATGTAATAAAGAATTATATAGACCAGTGGGCAAATTAGAAAAAACAAAGTTAAATCTAAAGATTTCAAAATTCCGTCAAGACGGATTTACTTCTGAAATAATAAAATAATTTATGGCTAAGTCGGTTTCAAATAGCGCTTTCCCAAGTCAGATAGCCAGTGATGGTGAAAAAATGTCAGATGACTATGGATTGCAAGTAGCTAGAGCTATTCAAAACGAATGGTTCTCTAGCAATTCGGGTACTACGCGCTTCAGAAGCAACCAAAATACGTTTCATAACCTGAGATTGTATGCACGTGGCGAACAGAGTGTTCAGAAATATAAAGATGAATTATCTGTAAATGGTGACTTGTCGTACTTAAACCTTGATTGGAAGCCAGTACCTATATTATCTAAGTTTGTAGATATCGTAGTTAACGGTATTGCAGATCGTTCATTTGATTTAAAAGCATATTCACAAGATCCATATGGTGTAAGCAAACGCACAAAGTATATGGAATCTATTATACGTGATT